AAGATGCTTGAATTCAATATGCTTTCAGATAATATTGAAGATCTCCCATATCCAGTTGGTACATATCTTACTGAGTCTCAAATGGATAATCTTGTTTTCTATAATAAACACGATGTTCATGAAACTAGAAAATTCTATCTTAAGTCTGTACCAATGGTTAAATTTCGTGACGAATTATCTAAAAAGTACAATCGTGATTTTACAAATCATAACGATACTAAAATTGGTAAAGATTATTTCATCATGCGACTTGAGGATGAAGGAGTACAATGTTATTCATTCAAAGGTGGGAAGCGTAAGATCAATCAAAGTAGACGTGATGTAATTAAACTGAAAGATTGTTTATTTGGTTACTATGATTTTGTACATCCTGCGTTCATTGCAGTAAAAGAATGGTTTGCAAAACAAGAAATCTCAGAAACTAAAGGTGTCTTTACTGATATTGAAGAACATGATCTTGGGGAACTGGTTCAGTATGCTGAGTTACTTAAGAAGCGCCAAAAACTGTTTAAGGCACCTACAGAAGAAGTTTTATCTGAACTTAAGGTCAAACGTCCTTGCTCTTGGATTGAAGTTGAAGAATTAAAGGCTACTGAAAATCTGAAGGATGCAGAAGGTAATGTTGTTTATGAAACAGTTGTTGACGCCAAAGGTAAGGAGAAACAAAAAGCTGTTAAAGTACCAAAGAAGTCTTATTATTGGAACTGGAGAGTTGCTACTTGTTTGAACGTAGTAATTGATGGTTTTAGATTCGACTTTGGTGTTGGTGGTATTCACGGTAGTTTAGTGAATGCCAAAGTATTTGCAGATGAAGAATGTGAATTGATTGATGCCGACGTTTCGAGTATGTATCCAAACCTTGGCATTAGTAATCGAGTGTATCCTGAACATCTTGGGGAGGCTTTCTGTGATATTTATGAAGACGTTTATAATCAACGTAAGAGTTATGCAAAAGGTACTGCTGAAAATGCAATGCTTAAGTTAGCTCTTAATGGAGTTTATGGAGATAGTAATAATCAATTTAGTCCATTCTATGATCCAATGTACACAATGAAGATTACAATTAATGGTCAATTGTCTCTTTGTCTGTTAGCTGAAAAGCTAAAGAAGATCGAAGGATTAGTCATCATCCAAGTGAATACAGATGGGGTTACAGTAAAACTTCCAAGAGGTAAGCGTGAAGAATATGATGAGATCTGTGAAGCTTGGCAGAAACAAGTTAAACTTCAACTTGAATTTGCCGAATATTCTGCAATGTATATTCGTGACGTTAATAACTATCTTGCCATCTACACGAATGGTAAGGTGAAGCGCAAAGGTGCATATCAGTATGATCGTAAAGAACTTGGATGGCACCAGAACCAAGGTGGATTAGTTATTCCAATGGCTGCTGAATATGAACTTCTTGGTAAAGGAACTGTTGAAGAATTTATTTATCAACATGAAAATAAGTGGGACTTCCTACTTAGAACTAAGGTTCCTCGCAGTTCTAAACTTGTTCTTGTAGATGAAGATGGTGTAGAAAAACAACAACAAAATATTTGTAGGTATTACATGTCAAATTCTGGTGGGACTCTTGTTAAGATCATGCCTGCGTTGGCTGGTAAAGAAGATCAAGGTGATCGTAGACTTGGTATTGAAGTTGGTTGGAAGGTGTTGACATGCAATAAGGTTCCTGCTAAACTTCAAGACATCAACTATGAGTACTATATTGAACAAGCTAATAAACTTACCCTTAAAGGTGATTTAAGTACTTTAGTTGAAATGAATGAAGACTCAGATGAATAATCGAAAGGAAATACGATGGAATTCAAATTTAAAGATGTTACTTATGTGACACAACCTACTGTACTTCTTACTCCAGAAATTAGAAGTTGTAAAGGTTGTGAATTTTTCGATAAACCGATTGAAGAAGGTTGTGAGTCTTCTCAAGAAGTTTATGAATGCTGTTCTCCAAAAATTATCTGGGTGAAAAAGAATGATTGAAGTTAGGAAATTTTCAGTACACATCGAGGAAGTTCCAATTAAGGTTTGGAAATTTCCTACAGGTGAAGTTGGATTTAAGTTTCTTGAACCCGAAAAGATCAAACCAAGTGGTGCTACTTATGAAGTAAATTGTAAGTTTGAATCTAATGATGATATCTTTACTGCCCTTCAAGCAGTTGATGCTTTAAAGATTCTTGGAATTGAAAAAGGGAGGATTGTTCTTAGACTTCCTTACCTTCCATATTCAAGGCAAGATCGTGTATGTCATCCTGGGGAATCTTTTGCACTACAAGTTTTTGCAAGTATTCTAAATACTACTGGAGTATCAATTGATACTTTGGATGACATTCGTGCTGAACTATTGTCTAATCTTCCAAAGTAAGTTATAATTAAGCTTGATCTGTCAGATGGTGTGTAAACACTATAAGCCCTGGACCTAGCCAGGGGGCACTGACCCAGTAGTATAGTAAGCTGGATTTCTTTTAGCCCTAAACTAGCTTAATAGTTTATTATTTTTATAGAAAGGTAATTAATATGGCATTTAATGTTACAGCAGCAACTCGTAGTGAATCAGATCAGCCTAAGGTTGATTATGAAAAGATGAATCAGTATCTTGTTGAGACTGCTGGTTTGGAGACTAAGGAAGTTTTGACTGGTTATATTTCTGGTATTGTTGATCTTGGTGAACAAGAACAAGACGATGCTGAAATTGTTTTCAATGGTGATGAAGCCGATGAAGCGGCAGCAATCGAAAAGCATCCTTTGACTTATTTCAAGGATGGTATTGATGAAGAAACTAAGAAGCCTGTTCGACTGAAGTGCTGGCCTCAAAAGCCAATTCAATCTGTGGCAGTATCTGTAGACTTCCCTGATATCATTATCGACAAGGGTCAATTCTTTGGTGAATCTAATCCTCAACCTCTTCGACTGTGGCTTGGTGGTCAATTCTTTATTCATGATGTAGGTATGGTTGTTGGTCGTCCTACACCTCTGAAGGAGAATACTTCCCTTGGTAAGTGGTCTTTTGATAAGAAGCACTTGTTTCACAAGATGGCTGTTGCCTGTAAACTGATTAAATCTGATGAGGTTTTCAAGCCTCGTGATATTGATCAATTGCTTGGTAAGGCTTTTCAGTTTGAGACTCAAATCTACTTCAAAGAAGTTAAGGGCAAGAAGTATTTGACTGAATATATCAAGTTCAATGGTGGTCTTGGTCGTGGTCAAGCTGTCCCCGAAATTGTCAATCCTCCTTTTGTTGTTCAGTTTACTGAAAAGAATGACGAAGAAGCATTAGGTCAACTTCGTTGGCACATCATCAATACGATCAAACGTGCTAAGAACTACGAAGGTAGTGAAATTCAAAAGCAACTTGAAGGTACAGGTTCTCAAGATGAAACTCCAAAGCCTGTTCCTGAGTCTAAGCCTGTGAAGTCTGCAAGCCTTCCTGAAAAGACACCTGTTGATGACACAGATTCGCCGTTCTAAAGCCTCTGAAACGCTCTAGGATCAATTTAAATAGGCAGGGTGATGCCAAGCCCTACCTAACCTGAAATTTAAAAGGAAAATATGCAAAATATTATTGTTAGTTTAATTACTATTCTGTTGGTTGCTGTTCTAATTGTGGCTGGACCATTGGCTTTGATTGCAAGTCTTAATACGTTGTTCCCAGTATTGGCAATTAAGTATGGTATCTTTGAATGGCTGGCGTCTTCATTTCTGATGTGGGTATTTGCAAGTAATGTGAAAAAGTAATAAGGAATAATATGACAGAAACTACAGAAGTTAAGGAAAAGTTGACAGAAGAAACTCTGTTTGAGAAGCTTGTTAAGATTTTCAATGAAACTTGGGAACTTGACCAAGACATTAAGGATTTGATTGACCAAGCTAAGGAAGATGAAGTTGAAGATGTTTCTTTGATCAAGACAATTGCTAAAGCTAAGGCTTATAACAAGATCTCTGACCTTGAGGATAAGGCTAAGGCACAGTTACAGAAGATTCAAGATCTTGCTGGTTAATAAAAGCCCTTCGGGGCTTTTTCTCATTGGAGGTTCAAATGTTTGAATACTACGATAAAGGAAATATTACAAGTCTTTCTGAAAATGAAATATTTGTATTTGGATCTAATGAAGCTGGAAGACATGGGGCTGGTGCTGCTAAGGTTGCACTTCGATATTTTGGTGCGCAATATGGAGTTGGAGTAGGACCATATAAACAATCTTATGCAATCCCAACTAAAGACAGATATATTGAAACTTTAGGGATTGGTAAAATTTCAAACTATGTTGATGATTTTCTGCATTATGCTAGATGTAATCCTGAAGTTATTTTTGTTGTTACTAAGATTGGTTGTGGTTTAGCTGGGTATTCTGATTCAGAGATTGCACCATTGTTTAAATATGCAACTGATAATTGCAAGTTTCATATCGACTGGAAGGAATATTTAGAATGAATAGATTACAGTATTTGCTAATTAAGTTAGCTGAAGAAGCTTCTGAAGTATCTCAGATTGCATTAAAGACAAGTCAGTTTGGTACAGATGAAACATGCCCAGGTTTACTTGAAAATAATAAACAAAGAGTTCATTCAGAGTTAAATGATCTACTCGGAATTGTAGAAATGTTAAATGAAGAATTTGATTTTAAATTTAATTTCAGTTGGACTAAAGCTGAATTGAAAAAACTAAAAGTAAATAAATATTATGAATATTCTAAAGAATTGGGAATGATTCATGAGTAAAGTTGTAGATGATTTATTTTCAAATGGAAAATGGCTACAGCGAGTTACTGTTGGAAATAAATATACTTGGACAATAAGCGGCTCCAGATGGAATAATTTAAAAGATAGGTGTAATCCAAATAGTTCTCTGCAGAAGAGGGAACCTACATATATCGGATCAATAAATAAATTTGAATGTTGGAATGATTTCATCAGTTGGAGTAAACATCAGGTTGGATATTCGAATAGAGACTATCAGTTAGATTCTGATGTGTTAAAAATTGGGAGTAAAATATATTCAGAAGAAACTTGTTTGTTTATTCCTTCAAGATTGAATAAATTTTTACAACATAGGTCTAGACCGAACTCAGATCTGCCAACTGGGCTATTTATATGTAAATCTATACCAAATTTGATCCAGTGTAAAATTAGTTCTTGGTTTGATGGTGGAACTAAATTTCTTGGTTGTTACAAACTGGATGAAATTGAACTGGCAACAGAAGCATATTTGAAAGAAAAAAATAGACATAGAATACTTTGGATTAATCATTTAACTAAGACACATGAAATAGATCCTAGAGTTATTACATATTTGGAATCAATTAAGTTCACCAAAAGAGGGAAGGAGGTTGTATGACTAAAAGAATTTCAATTATAGATGGGGATCTGTTGGTGTATAAATGCGCTGCAGCCGCTGAAGAAAGAAGTATTGTAGTTACTCATCAACCAACCGGAATTACTAAGAGTTTCAAAACTCGTACAGAATTCAAGAAAATAATGAAGAGTAAGAATAAAGAAATTACTGAGGATTATAAAATTGAAGATCATCAGGAACCTGAATCACCAGCCTTCTGTTTTAAAGTTATTAGACAAAAGATTGAAAAAATTAAGAGATTGACTAATTCTGATGAGGTTGAAATCTGGTGTACTGATGTTGATAACTTCAGGTTAGATCTTCCGTTACCTACTAGATATAAAAGTACTCGCAAAGATCAAATCAGACCTATATTATTAAAAGAAGCACAGGATTACGTTAAAAGATCTTTTAATGCAAAACAAGCAAAAGGTTTCGAAGTTGATGATATGATTATCATAAGATCTTATGAAGAACTTGAAAAAGGTAATTATCCAATACTTCCAATCTGGGAAAAGGATACTACACAAGCAACTAACTTGAATATTTGGATTGAAGAAGATAATCAAATCAAAACCCTTCCTGAATTGGGTGAATTGATTTTTAATAAACCAAATACCGTAAAAGGAAGTGGTTTAAAATTCCTGTGCTTTCAATGGTTGTTTGGTGATACTACAGATAATTACTGTGGATATGATTTAGTTGATGCAAGATTTGGTGCTAAATCAGCTTATGATTTACTCATAGATTTAACTACAGTTAAAGAATGCCTTGAGATTGTCATTCAAAAGTATAAAGAATGGTATCCTGAACCTTTTGAATATACTTCTTGGGATGAAAAAGTAATTAAAGCAGATTGGAAATTCATGCTTGATTTGTATTTTAAATGCTGCTGGATGAAACGAAGGATTGACGATCCTTCAGATCCTAAAGAACTATTTGATAAATATGGAGTATTGTATGAATGATCTACAGAATTGGAGAGTATATGAATGAGTACGCAGATAACGAAGAAGATTTTGAACATTGCCAGCATTACAACCTTTCATCATTTGATGAGGCTATCCTGTTGGAAGATGGTAGTGAAGTAATCAGAGTTTATTACCATTGTGACGATTGTGGAAATGAATGGCATGAATAGATGCAGGCTCATCTTAAAAAATTAGTAAGGGAAGCAAAATATAGAGCAGAAAAGAAGGGTTTAGATTTTGACATTACTTATAGGGATTTACAAATTCCATATTACTGTCCTGTTTTACAAATTGAATTAAATAAACAAGGGATTAAGGTTGGGCCTAATTCTCCTAGTTTGGACAGGATAGATCCGACTAAAGGATATGTTAAAGGTAATGTTCAAGTTATTAGTCATTTAGCTAATACAATGAAATCTAATGCTACTCCAGAACAGCTACTAAATTTTGCTGATTGGATAATTAATAACTACTCATGGCTGTAAGGAGAATAATGACTGAAGATTTATATACAATAAAGGATGTCAAAAGAGTTAGAGATCTTCTGACTGAAGAACAAGAGAATAGATGTGCTATCACTGGCCTTGAAATTCCACCCAAGCAACACTGTTTGGATCACGCACATGACGCTAATCAATACGTCCGAGGGGTAGCACATAGACAAGCCAATGCAGCCCTTGGAAAGATCGAAAACTTGCATGTACGATATCTGAGTTATTGGTATCCTGGGAAGTTGTCTGACTTCTTACGACAGTGTGCTGCATATTTAGAACAAGAATCAGATTCAAGGTTTAGACACCCTGGTCATATTAAGAAAATATGCACAATGTTCAACAGCTTGACAGAAAAACAGAAAGAGACTATACTTCAGTCAATGCATGAAACAGGTTCTAATTCTAAACAAAGAAAAGAAATATTTAAGAAACTTGTACTGAGTAGACTTTATTCTTATGAATTCCTAAAAGAATCTATACTCAACTTGAAGGAACAAGATGCAACTACTAAATCCACCAAAGAAGATTAAAATAATTAAATCTTCAAATTCATTATTTTGGTATTCTAAACATATAGGGGAAATCTTTGTGATAATCAAAGAATCCCCTGATGTATATTGGACAAGAGAGAAAGATGGTTGGTTCTGTCTTAATTTTGTTCTAAAAGAAGATACCGAAATTATTTAAATTAGTTGAAAGGAAAATATGACTGATAATACATCTTATGCAGGGGCGCTTAGTTCAGGTGAACTCTATTCTGATACTTATGCATTTAATTCAATCTCTGGTTCCATTCAAGAAACTTCACAGAAGTCTTTCGGTGACCAATTAAGTTTTATTGAAGAAGAATTTGAAGAACTACAAGAGGGTCATGCAGATTTTGACAAGGTTGAATCTCTTGATGCTTGTGTTGATATTTTAGTTACTGTGATGGGTTATATGCAAAAGATGCAATATACATATGGTGCTGATGTTGCTAAAGCTATGGATCTCATTGCAGAAAATAACTTGAGTAAGTATCCTCCAACTAAAGAACTTGCTGAACAAACTGTAAAAATGTATGCAGACAAAGGTGTTGCAACTCATTATACTTATAATGAAGATTATCAAGTGTATGTAATCCGAGATTCAATTACTGGAAAAGTTAAAAAGCCAATTGGATTTAAACCTGTAGATTTGTCTGTTTGTTTTCCTAAACTTAACTAAGGAATAAATATGGAAGATCAAGAAATGAGTTTTATTGGTTCTTCTTTGAGACAATCTTTTGGACCTGGAATAACTCATCCAAGTCATACCTGTGGTGATTTTGAATATACTCCTGATCATGGTTCAAAAGATACTTCTCAAGAAAAAGGTAAGAAGTACAGTAAGGATAAACTAGACTATACTTTAATTCCACCATATGCTCTTGAGGAATTAGCAAGGCATTATACTGTAGGTTTGAGAAAGTATCCTGATCGTGACAACTGGAAGAAAGTTCCTAATGCTAAATTTGAATATCTTAAAGCAGCACATCGACACCTTCAAAGTTACATGAAGGGTAACAAGTATGATCCGGATGGTTTGGAACCTGACCTGCATGAGCTGACTTGTGTTATTTTTAATCTTATGGCACTGGTTGAGTTTGATCTCAATCCTAATTTGAAAGAGATAAAGGAGTAATTATGGAATTTATTAGAATTGATGAAAATAGAGTAAAAGTATCTAATCCAAGAGAAATGGCTTGGGAAGGATCTGCTGAATATGAACACATAGAAACTATTGTTGATTATGATACTTTATATAAAGACATGGCTTCAGCTACAAGTTATTTTACAGAAGTAAGTTCTGGAGATATTTATGCTCTAGATTGGTATAGTTATGAAAGCCATTACGGATGTGGTGAAAGTTATTATCCTAATGATGTTATGTATCGAGTTAGGATTGAAGAAGAAGTTGTTGAAGTTAAGAAAGTGTACGTGACAGTACAATAAGGAGAATTATGCAAAAAGCAAAGTTAGTAGGATATACACAGGCATCTGAAGAATTCAAAGATAGTTTTACAGATATTAAAGATTTAGTCGCGTATTGTGCAAGAGTTTCTAATCCGAGTAATCAATTTAATACAGAAACATCTGATAAATTAATTGGATATCTTCTGAAACATAAGCATTTTTCTCCTTTTGAAATGGCTTCAATTACTGTAGAAGTAGAAACTACACGAGACATCGCAAGACAACTTCTTCGCCATCGAAGTTTTACTTTCCAAGAGTTTAGTCAAAGGTATGCTGATCCTACAAAAGACCTTGGATTTGTTCTTCGTGAAGCGCGTATGCAGGATCTGAAGAATCGACAGAGTAGTATTCAACTTGATGAAGATGACGAGGATAACAGGTTCATTATTGCAGACTGGAATCGAAGGCAACAAGAAGTATTAGACTTGGTTACTGAACACTATAATTGGGCAATCGGTTGTGGTCTCGCAAAAGAGCAAGCAAGAGCTATCCTTCCTGAAGGTAATACTGTTTCTCGATTGTATGTACAAGGCACTCTTCGTAGTTTTATCCATTACATTGAACTTCGCACTGCAGATGGCACTCAAAAAGAACATCAAGAACTGGCTAAAGCTATCGCAGAAGCAGTAGCTAAGGTGTTTAAGATTTAACTAGAAAAACATACAATGACATGCTATAATCTGTACTCCTTTGAGTATTTAAAGTAGCATGTCTCCTATAAAGGAGCTATAAATGCTTAATATCATAGCACTACGATACATTTCTCTTTCTGAAATCAATAAGATTCGGCCAGAAGTAAATAAGAATTGGATTGAACAAAATCCAGAAGAATTCAATAAAATTCTATTTGAACTTGGTGTAGATACGGCAGTGCCGTATGAATATCAAGAAAATATCCAACATAGAAATTATTTCAATGAAGTTGTTATTTCAGATCGTGTAGTTGGTAATGAACGCCAAGATACAGATTGGTTAGAATCTGGTCATGCAAGTATCGAAGCTAAAGATAAATCAAAGGGTAATAAATTGGTTATTGATCTTTACCGTTTGAAAGGTCAAGTTGATGTGGAGTAATGATGCAAAGTTTGAATGAAATTGGAAGTATTGGTAAAGGAATGTTGTCTCAGTCTAAATTCTATATGGGATATAGTAGATGGGATGATTCTAAAAATAGATATGAAACTTGGGAGGAATCAGTTAAACGAGTAATGGACATGCATCGAGAAAAATATAAAGATGTACTGACACCAGGACTTGAAGAATTGATTCAATATGCTCAAGATGCTTATGAAGAGAAGCTTATTCTTGGAGCACAAAGAGCGTTACAATTTGGTGGAGAACAATTATTCAAACATGAAGCAAGAATGTATAACTGTACTGTTTCTCACGTAGATCGCCCAAGATTTTTTCAAGAAGCTATGTACATGCTATTGTGTGGTTGTGGTGTTGGTTTCAGTGTTCAAACTCAACACATCGCTAAACTGCCTGATCTTAAGAAACGTAGTTTAAAGAAGTCAAAGGTATTCACAATTCCAGACACTATCGAAGGCTGGGCTGACTCATTTGGGGTTTTGTTAGCTAGTTATTTTGACCATGATGGAGAATTTAAAGAGTATAGAGGTGTTCAAGTACACTTTGATTATTCTAAAATTCGACCAAAGGGTGCAATGATCTCAGGTGGTTTTAAAGCCCCAGGCCCTGATGGTTTACGTCAATCTTTACAAAAATGTGAAGCACTGATTGAAGGTCTGTTTACAGATGATGCAAATTTTGTTAGAATGCCAAGTATTGTTGCTTATGACTTCGTGATGCATATGTCTGATGCTGTGCTTTCAGGTGGTGTTCGCCGTAGTGCTACAATTTGCATGTTCAGTAAAGATGACAGAGAAATGTTGAATGCCAAAACTGGAGATTGGTTCATTACTAATCCACAGCGCGGTAGAAGTAATAATTCTGTTATGCTGAAACGCGATGAGGTAACGCGTGGAGAATGGCACGAGATTATGAAGTCAGTACGTCAAGTAGGAGAACCTGGATTTATCTTTACAGATAATCTGGAGTTTTGCTACAATCCGTGCGTTGAAATTGGTATGCTTCCAGTCTCTGAAGATGGCGAGAGTGGTTTTCAGGTCTGTAACTTAACAGAGGTAAATGGTGGTAAATGTCTAGACTTCGCAACATTGGAAAGGGCGTGCAAGGCTAGTGCAATCCTCGGTACACTCCAAGCTGGCTATACAAACTTCAGGTATCTTACAGAAGCATCACAAAAGATCATTGAACGAGAAGCTTTAATTGGTGCAAGTATTACAGGTTGGATGAATAACCCAGATGTTCTGTTTGATGAACAAAACATGAAGGCCGCCGCCGAGACTGTAAAGGAATGGAATAAGGTTGTTGCTTCTCTTATTAAGATCAATCCTGCTGCTAGGTGTACTGCTGTGAAGCCTTCAGGCAACGCTAGTGTATTATTAGGAACAGCTTCAGGTATTCATGGTGAACATTCTCCAATTTATTTTAGAAATGTTCAAATGAATGATCAAGATGACGTATTAGCTTTAATCAAACAAAGTAATCCTGAAATGATTGAAGATAGTGTTTGGTCTTCTACTGGTACAGATAAAGTTGTTAGTTTTCCTGTTGTAAGTAAAGAAGGTAGTGTTTACAAAAGTGATCTTCTCGGTGTTAAGCAGTTGGACTTTGTAAAGAAAGCTCAACAGGTGTGGATTGAGTATGGAACTAACCTTGATTTGTGTGTAGACAAGAGGCTTCGTCATAACGTCAGTAATACAATCACTGTAGATGACTGGGATGAAGTTGAAGAATATATCTATAACAATCGAGAATGGTTTGCTGGTATTTCATTGCTTTCAGCTATGGGAGATAAAGCATACCCACAGGCACCATTTACAGAAGTATTCACAGCAGATCAAATTCTTAGTAAGTATGGCAGTGCAAGTCTTCTTGCATCTGGGTTGATTGTAGATGGCCTGAAAGCCTTTAACGAGAACCTTTGGACAGCTTGTGATACTGCTAATGGTTGGGGTGAGAAACTTCATCCAGATGGCAAGGAAGATCTTCTGAAAAGAGACTGGGTTCGTAGAGCAAACAAGTTTGCCTTTAATTATTTCAAGGGAGATCTTTTAGAAATGACAAACTGTTTGAAAGATTGTTATAATCTTCATAAATGGTGTACAATTTCTAACAATCTCAAACAGATCGACTTCAGTAATGAGTTACAAAAGAAACAGTTCGTTGATGTTGATACTATGGCAGGGGCAGCTTGTGCAGGTGGAACTTGTGAAGTAATCTTTTAATTTAAATGGAGTGCAATATGGTAAAGTCACCTTGCGTTAAATCTTGTAAACTTGTCAATGGAAAATGTCAAGGATGTAAAAGGACGCTGGATGAAATAGTTAGTTGGAATAAACTATCAGATTCAGAAAAAGTTAAAATCAATTCTAGGGTTTTGACTGAAGTATGTTGGCCTGATCTTAGTTTTCCACCAATTAACCTTTATGTATTGCACTCCGCAAGATGGAACAAATAACATGAAACTTTTATTTTTCTCTAGTACTTGGTGTACTAACTGCAAGCCTCTAAAGCTGTCAGTTCAACAACTAAAACTAGATACAGTAGATCTTGATGCTGAGCTACACTTAGAAGACTTTAAAAAATATAACATTCGAAATATTCCTACATTACTGTTGCTAGACAACAACGGAGTTGAAATTCAACGATTGACAGGCTCTCAAACTCTTGCTACACTTCAACAACTCAAAGAAAGGATTGAAAATGGCTAACGTAATTGAGAAAATCAAAACTGAATATCTGAAGATTTGTATCAAACTTCACTTGTATTGGTTAGAATTTATGGATAAACTAAATTTCAAAAAGGAGAATTGAAATGGAATTTGAAAAGGTGTATGGTACATATTGGGCTGAAGACCTTCCTAAAGGTTTCTACCACGTTGTACTTGAAGTAGAGTATTACGATGAGTATTGCAATAAGAAGGTTATTGGTGAAGTCTGGAAAGGTTGTATTCTTGGATTAGACAACAAGTGTATCATGCGATCATTAGAAGGAGCACCTCAGATTGGAAGTCCTTTCTATAGTCAGGGCAAAGGTAAAATCTACCGGATGACTGTAGCATCTTTTGAAACTTTTGAAGATACTGTTTGTGTGAAAGAGGCTATTGATGATAAAGGATCTTCTGATCGAATGATTGAGGGTGCGAAATCCTGGATTACTTATTATAGTAATGACTATACTGTGGGTGAACCATCCAGTAACGAAAAGGCAGTTAAAGAAATCCCAAAGAAAGTTAATCAAACAACAGATCAACAGCTTGTTCAAAGTTTGATTTCTAAGAATGCAACCAAGATTACTGACCTTGAGAAACAACTTCGTGAACTTCGATTGATTCAAAAAGGTCTTAAGAAACAAAGGTAAGGAGTAGTATATGGGATGGATTGTTATTTGGTTTAATTTGATTGGATTGTTCTTTTTAAATCCTTTCTGACAAAAAGAAAAGCCCCTAGGGAACCTCTTGGATTATTAGTCCTTGAAGTCCTCTAGGGGCTTTATTTATTTAAGAAATTAAACTCGAAATCACAATTTGATTTTTATTATATATATATATATATATATGAAAATGTCCTGCATCATTTGGATGAAGTGGATCACCAACGGATGTGAATGAAATTGGATTCCATCTTTGTTTTACATATGTCGGGACTACATTGAATCCAAGAGAGTATAGATCCATCATTGCAGCATCAATAACACTACTAAATCTATCACAACCTCCATTATCATACATCCAAGCTAATGCGCCCGTGGCACTGTTCCCTGTTGATGAGTTTGCAGTTGCACCTACAGCCCAGCCTGCAACAGTTAACCATGTAGGTGGACTATATAGAAGTGTAGAGCTAAAATCAGTGGAAGAGTCAACACAATCAACTGAATGAGGCATCAAGTTACCAGTACCGATCTGAGTTAATTTTACAGTATGAAGTCCTTTAGTTGCATTCATTCTGAGAATAGAAGTGACTCTGCTAATCTTCTACGGGTTAATCCTTTCATTGTTTTACCTCCCGCTTTATCCCACTTTAGGAATTCTTTTGAAGCACCTTGCCAGTCTTCCATTAAAATTTTCTTGCGTAATGTACTTGAATTGAAGTTTGCCATTCCAACGTTGTAACAGAAAGATAAAACAGCAGCAAATTTTTCATCACTACTTTTTTCTAAGACTGGACACGACTTTAATATTCTCTTGCATAAATCATCCAACACTGATAACTTAACCTTTTTGGCTTTTTCTAATGTCCAAGTGTCACCTAATTTTATTGGCAAACCAGCCTCATCATATGTTAACCCCCAGGCAATCGTAATAGGTAACCCCGTTTTAGATGCTGGATCTTTGTAAGCCAAAAACAATCCGTCCTTAACTGGCCCAGTACCTTCAAATGGTATGAGTAGTTTTGAAACACATAATTCTTTAGAGTTTTCTATATTCATGTTTTCTCCTTACAAACAGATTGGTGTCGGCGCAGGTTACCAATGTCCAAGATTCTTCCACAGTGCACGCAAGCCTCTTTCCTGAAGTTTATTCCGCTTCTGCCACGCACCCATCCCTCAGGTATAGCATCATTAATATTCAATCGAACATTAACCTCGCCGTCAGTAATCCATATTAGATTCTTACAAGATTCTGACACCTTTAAGTATGTAAGATGATCGTCCTTCCTTGGCGCTCTTTTCTTACCTTTATTTGAGTTCGGCTTTTCCCTCTTTGCTGAGCCAGTCCACCACCCATGGGGTATTTCATCAATGTTATTTATAGATCTCTGGCTTTCACCATTTGTGATCCTTATTTTACCTTTGAGGTTACTACCCATAAAGTACCCAGGGGGAGGTGACTTTCCAGCAGGAAGAAATTTGCAGTTAGTACCATTTGTATAACAAATATACCCTTTTGTCTTACTCCCATACGTGTTCCCAATAGTTGATTCAGAACACAACTTCCTGATAATTTCAAATGATCTTGAATTGATGTTTCTGTCCTGGCTGGAATTTTTCATGGTAAACCCTCTAATTGCAGACTTACTCAGCCCAGCTAATTTTGGATTTGAAAACATCTTAGTCATTAAGAGGTGAATTAGAAAATGTTCTCTTGCTGTACAGAATATTACATTATTCTTATCTTTTGAAAGGCTCTTATCAAAACTTACAGGTATGATGTGGTGACCTTCAACATATCCAAGAGCAAGTTTAGCTTTCTTTTTGTCAAGGTGTCCACGGTGTATTATGTTTAATATGATACCTATGTACCATTTAGAATATTTGTTCTTTGATGAAATACTCCACATTACCTGTAGAAATTCCCTTTTAATATTACAAATTTGAAGTTGTTCAATTGTTAGATTTTCGAGCATCTTTTAATCCTTCTACAAGTTCATCAGTTCTCTTTCTAGAAGAAACACTACTACCAAAGAAGAACTGAATTACTGTACTAACTACAGTACCTAAAAGAAACCCTAAAATAGTGTCAACAAATCTAACTGATTCAGGTTGAATATGCCCAAATGAAATTGCAAAAATAAAAACCATTGCAAACAATGACCAAGCGCCTGCAAAGATATAGATAAATCTTTTAGACCAAACATCAGTTTGTTTTAGAGCTTCTTTCTGCATATCTCTTGCATCTGCAGTATCTTTATAAGCTTGTTCAATACAAAACTCTTCATGCTTCTGTGCAGCTTCAGCAATCTTTTGGATATCTTCAGTAGACATATCAGGTTTAAGTTCTACACCTAATTTGTCTGATACATAATCAACTCCTTTATCTACTACAGCTTGTGCTACTTTAGGAAGTCCTCCTGCAATCAAAGCAGAGACAATACCTGAAATTATTGGTAACATAATTTACTCCGTTAAATATTTCCACGAATAGCCGTGGTATTGTTTATGAATCCCTCTCAATACCCTACCAATAGAGTTAGCAGATGCTTTTTCGTGCCCAATTGATCTCATCCATTTTTCTGCACTTTTGAGAGAGCTAAAGACTTCCCTGTTTCAATGCAGAGTATTGACTTAGCAAAATGATTGTCACCCTCTGTCTTTTTACCAATTTTCGACCTAGATATTTTCAATTTAGATTCTTCAGTCAATTTTCCACGTTTTATGGGACCATTTCTCTCAATGTAAAGTAACATGGCTAGTTTAAGATTAGCAACATGTTCAGGAGACTTAGCCTTACCTTTAAGTGCCTCTGATATTTTTTGATTTGTGTTTTTACAAACTGGACGGCCAGCCTGAGTTCCACCTTCAGAATGATTTACTAATAAACCTGTGCCATCTGATAATCTACCATACTTTAAAATTAAAGATTGTTCTAGTTCGAATGCATACCATTCTTGTAAACCATTTTGTACAATCTCAACAATAACTCCATGTTTATGATATATTCGTTTCCAGTGGGCAGACCTATCCTTTGACCAAGCCCTTTTTCTACATCCTTTACCTACATAAAAAATAGAGTTATCTGACTTTCTCCTGTGTATATATAAACGTAGTAATCCATGAAATTACCTCAAACTAACTAATTAAGGTAGATACGATACCAGCGAGGATTGGAAGCATGTTGTTCCCTTAAATTAATCCAACTTTTTTAGCAATAAACATTGCACATAAACCTACAGCACCGTACATAATCCCCCTAATCCATTCTGAAGTTTCATGGTTTCGGGGGACTTCTCGTTCAAGTTCAGTGATTCGTTTATTTAATTCTCTTACATCTTTCTGATTATCTTCAGATGCTTTGAAAGCACGTTCAATAGCTTGACTACTTTGAATTTGTCTTTCTTCCATCTGAACTAATTTTGTTACAGCAGTAGCAACTTCTTTCATAGAATCCCTCACAGAATCCTTCAAATCATTTATATCAGAGTGCAAAGATGTAAGCCTTTCAGCTACGATTTGAAGATGTACACTTTCTTTAGTATTTTCGTCCATATTACTTCCTAGATTTTTAGACTTTAATTAGGTATATTCGTAAACAATTACGATTCCATTAGATCCACTGCCACCAGATCGAAGAGTGCTTGGTGAGTTATTTGTACTAGATCCGCCGCCGCCTGCGCCATATCCTTGTCCAGCAGAGCCTTGACTGTTGTAGCCACCAAGACCACCTTGACCTAATGGGTTTGATCCTCCGTCACCGGCTTTTTGATTACAGTGTTGACTTCCATCTGAATAATTACTCAAAGCCATACCGGGTTGACCAGGAGAACCTGTCCTGGAAAGAAGAGTTGCTGTGCATGTAGCAAGATAAGTGTATGTGTTTCCACCAAAAGCAATGATTGGTGCTGTCAAAGTACAATCACTTGATCTACCAGGATATCCACCATGAACTAACCCAATCGTACCGAATTGTGAATGTGTACCTGCCACTCCAATTGATTGTGACGTGCTGGCACCAGCACCTCCTGTACCTACAGTTACAGCAACTGAACCAACTCCAGATGCAAGAAACTTCTGGTATACTCCTGATCCTCCACCACCACCGGCACCTGGGTTGGTTGCACTTGTACCATTGATAGAACCACCACCTCCACCACCAGCAACCATCTCTACAATTATAAAGCTAGTACCAGCAGTAGGAGTATATGTACCACTTGATGTAAAGATTTGGGTGGCGATCAGTTTACCATTATCAGGTATCCAGCTTGGTGATCCACTTCCATTACTTTGTAATATCTGACCTGCAGTACCTGCTGACAACATTGCAGTAGTATTAGCACTTGACTGATAAGGAATACTTCCTCCTGATCCTCCAGATAAATTCAGTGCAGCTTGATCTGGTACAGCTAATCCAATAACCCAATTAGCATAAGTTCCAGAACCTCTTACTACTGTAATATTTACTGTAAGAGATCCAGTTCCAGAATTATATGCAGTAACTTGTCCTGTCATCACCTTGGTAGGATCAGAAGAACTTGCGATATATAAATAACAACCAACAACCCAAGCCTTACCAGATTGAGTTGTAAGTGTCCAAGATCCATTAGCAATAGTCTTACTTGTTGTACTTGTTCCAGTAGTTGACACTAGTTGTAAACTCTGTTCTAATAAATTAGCTGCTTCAGTCCAAGCTGGTAAAGCAGCTACCCAGGCATCAGCCTTAGCTGAGAAATTGGTCGGATCTGTACGACTAGGTGCATCCGGTAAAATAGGTAACATATTTATTATCCTTTATTATGTTGTTGAACCTCTAATGATAGAATAACTTAGAATCACAGCTTCAGATAAAGATCCACCAGAAATATTCTTTAATGTAATAACAAAGCTGCCAGCAGCAATTCCTTCAGCTTTCACATCATAAGTTCCATAGGTTGCATAACCACCTTTTAGATTCACAATCACATTATCATTACCCAATACTGAACTATTAGTAACTAAGAAGGTGACAGATGTATTTGCAGCTAAAGGAGCAGCATTCATTGTGATTTGACCAGAAGGTTTGTTGATGGTCACTCCAGTGGATTTTGAAGTGGACTGAATTTTTGAATCACCAGACCCTGGACCATATCCAAGACCGCCGCCTGCTCGCATCAACAGATTAGACGATGAATCAAATACTGCTGAAAACACCCAAGAAATAGTAGATCCTGCTGTTGAATTAGCAGCAGTGTAAATCTCAACAGCACCATCATTTTGATTTACCATACTGGCACTTCCAGCAATTTTACGTTTCCAGGCACTGGAATTGTAATATGCATTATCACCTGATGAAGTAGATGAAGTACCACTTACCCAACTACTTATAAAACCGCTAGACCCAATATCAAAAGATCTGAAACCACTATCCCAAGTAAAAGGTAAACCCCCTACACCAAAATTACCAGATACAGCTTGATCTGCTGTACCACCTAACCCTGGATTTGATGAACCAATATTCCAACTTGAAAATGTACCACTTCCAGAAGCAATATTTACATCAACAACAAGAGCACCTGTTGATGAATTATATGATGTAATTTTTCCTTGCATTACTTTTGTGATGTCAGTAGATGCAACAATATATAAGTAAGAACCAACTAACCAAACTTTTCCAGCTTGAGTTGTGAATCCTTTTGAACCTGTACCAACTGATAAACTAGTAGTGCTTGTACCAATTAAATTATTAGCCTGTAAAGATAGTTCTAAATTATTAGCTGCAGTTGTCCATTCTGGTAAAGCAGCGATCCAAGCATCAGCTTCCGCAGAGAAGTTAGTAGGATCTGTTCTTGAAGGAGCATTTGGTAAAATAGGTAACATTGTCTTCCTTTATTATTCTGTTAAACCTTCAACCTGAATTGAAAGAATACTATATGTTGGATATGAAATATCAATTGAATAGTCTTTATAGAATCCAAAAACAGTCAATGATTCATAAACTCCAGTAGATCCAGACCATAAGCAATTAGTAGCTCTGAGTGAATTTAATTTTGAACAAACAGCATCTACAGATGAGTTTTCAACATAAACTCTTACGTCAACTTTCTTACTGAATGTTCGTTTTACTAATGTTGCAATTCCAAATTCATCTACTGATTTTTTAGAATAGTCAACAATTCCTACGTTTGCACCATATTGAGTATTACCAATTTCTGTAAAGTTCCCATAAACAAAAGTACCAATACTTACATTAGCTGCTGTATTAGTAATTGTAATTGTATAGGTACTACCAGTAATAGCAGGAATATCTCTAACAATTAACTCGGTAGTTCTGAATGAATCAGTATAAAAATAGTCATACCAATTCTGAATAATAGCTCTATCAGGTAAATTAAAAGTTTCATCAAAATAAGTAGAAACTCCATCATTAGCTCTGATACGAATAGTAGATGCATTCACATCTAGAAACCCCATTGAGTTAATTCTGTCTGCAGTAAATACAAACTCTAATGTTCCAGATGAACTTGAGGTAACCGTTCCACCAGTTTGGTCAAACATTGCAAACTTATTAGTTGGGCCAATATCTACCCAATATGTTGGATTTGTTGGCGGATATTTATTTAAATTTGATGAACCAGTAAGTGCTTTATACTTTCGATGAACACCTGTTGTTACAATAACTACATCATTTAAATTATAACTTGTTGCTGAACTCCAAATACCTTGTGCAGCTTCAGATCCTGTTTCAGTAATAGTTGAACTCACTAGATTAGCATCAGTAATATCTTTAGGAACAATTACCATGAAAGGTACTGTCATTATTATTCTCCATAAATAAAGGGAGGAATTACCCTCCCTTTTTGTTTATTAAACAGAATGAACTCTGATAGAATCATCATTATCAATTCTCTTAAAGATCTTCTCAATTGTACTAAGTTTCGTAATACTTGACTGACCTTCTGCTCTATCTTCAGTTTGCATTTCTGTAAGCTTGGAAAGGATATCAGTAAGTAATTCCTGAGTAGTTTCAGCTTGGTCTGCAATTTGAGTTGCAGTAGAAACACTATTACTAGATTGTAAACTATTAATATCAGAAGTCAATACTGTATTAGAATAAACTCCTGTAGTTAATCCAAGTAATTCAGATTTTACACTTGCAAGAATAGTTTGATACTCAACAGCGGAAGACGCTTGATTCTTTGCAGCTTCAAGAAGCTTGTCTGCGTATGAAGTAATGTTACCTCTAGCAGAAGAATCTCCACCTTTAGCTAAATTGAATTGTTCAGCAAACAGAGCCTTAGCTTGCGCAAAATTACCTGCTACATTAGAGCTAGAAACATCTAATTGATTAACGTAATCAAGAATACTCTTCATGAAATCAGTTGTTGCTTGCGCAGCATCATCAATCGAAGTAGTAATTTCCGAGAAACCTTCCGATAACCCGAGAACTCTACCAAGTAATTTCTGACCTGATTCAGTTGATGTATCAATACCTTTTACTAGCGCTACGAAACCTTGTGCAGTTGTTGGCATTTGCAAACCAAGAACACTAAACTGAGTTTGTAACTTAGCTGTTTTTGCAGCGAGTCTTTCACTTTCAGTCATGAAGTTTTCTTGATAACTTGACAATGAATCCTGAAGATTAGATAATCCGCCAGCGCCTGCAAGTAACGAACTCGTTGTTGCACTTGCACTTACACCCATCGAGATAAGGATATCTCGAACATCGACTAAAGCAGAATACGCTTGTGCAATATCGCTTGCAGATCCTGAGATTGCAGCAATAATATCTGCAATCCCTTGTAATGGTCTACCAGCAAGGATACTGTCTCTTACGATTTCAGCAGCAACTTCACCTTGTTTGTTCAAAACAGAGTTAACGTCAATAACTGCAATACCGAAGTTATCCAGTAAGTTCTTAGACTCTTCTATACCAGTTGCTACTCTTACAATAGTCTGGTAATAACCTTCACCAACTTTCTGGAATTTTTCAAACCCAGGAAGAATGGCGGAAGCCATGTTATCACCCAATGCACTAAACACAGCACTAAGTCTCTTCTGCAAGTCTTCTTGTGAAAGACCTGAAGTTTCAACTCTACCAATGTTTACAACAAACTTATTAAGCTTGTCAGTAACAGATTGGAGTGAAGTTCCAAGTAAAGGAGAAGCAGCTTTAATACTATCAGCAAATCCTGTAAAGATTAAGCTAATCTGATCCTTGAACAACTTGTCGGTTTCGGAATAGTAAGTTTTTCTGGAAGTACTTGTAGTAACACCAAGAACCTTCTTTTTCTTTTCGACATCAGTGTAGTATTGAGCAGATAATCCACCATTTAGAATATCACCAAGACCTTGAGCACCAATATTGAAACCTTGACCCTTGATACTTGTTTTAGTTCCGAACAACCCAGATATGTAAGAAAACGCTTTGTTGACAAGGCCAGAGACAGCCCCACCCGTCAACTTGTCAATGGCTGTATAGGTTAACATACCCAATGGGCCGTCGACAGCACCAGCAATCCCAACACCTGATCCTGTTAACAACCTACTTGCTGGAAGACTACTCTTAAACCCAGTCTGAATACCAGCAGAACTAGCATTAGTCTGAATCATTCCAGAACTCACTAACAAGTCAGCCAATCCTGAAGTATTGTATTCAATCTGATTCAAAGCAACAAGCATCTTTGCAGAATACTTCATTGTCATTGTGTCGATCTTATTTAACTCTTCAAGGCTGTTTTTAATAGATTCAGATTGAGCCGTAGGATCACCCTTTACTGTACCAGTACCAGTGTTAGTCGCTGCAAATGAACCTCCACCTGAACCGGCACCTGCAACCATAATCCCAATACCAGCAAGCAATGCTGCAGTCGCAGCAAACATACCAAACGAAATGGGTGGTGGGGCACCAGTAAGAGATACAGCAAGAGCTTCTACACCAGCAGCAGCCGCACGAATAGCACTGGCAGCAGTACTAGCAATAGTATATGCAGCTTCAGCCATTTGCATTGTTTTGAAAATACCTTCGAAAGCACTTAATACTTTATGGCCTGCCGTATGTTCAGCAAAGTAACCCTTAGCAGAACCAGCCATGTCACCATAAGTCTTGATCATATTCTTACCGTATTGGAGATCAAGCTTCTGCTTAGTTTTTTCATCCTTACCAACTTTAGCAGCCTGATAGTCTTCATACGATTGAGTAAGCTTTCCAACCATATTAATTAAACCAGCAACAGAGTTACTAGCAGAATCAAACCCACTAGCTAAAGTCTGACCAAGATTGATACTATTTACAGTGTCAGATAATTCTTTAAATCTAGCAATTTGATTACTAATTCCAGCAGTGTCCCCAGCTACTTTAACTAAGTCAGTATTTTTAGCCTTCAGATCATCCATAGCTTTAGCTGCATTATCATATACAACTTTAGCATCTGTATATACCTGATTTAACTGTACTTGTGTATCACCTGATGTTGCTGGATCTAACATTCCCTTGGAACGTGCAATACCTGCAGCTTCATAGACTTTCTTAGCTTCCTTAAACTTAAGATTCTGTTCTTCCTGCTGCTTATTAAGTTTCTCAGTCATATCAAACCGAGCCTTAGCAGCAGCTTGTTGATCTGGTGTCATCCCAATCATTGATATATTAAGATCTTGTTGACCTCTCAACTGATCTTCAAGTAACTTATTCTCTAAAACAACTTTCTCTAAACCCTTATAGAATTCATTTAAGGCTTTAGTTGATTCTGCAATCTGAGAACCATAATTCTTAAGTGCATCTACACCAAGAAGGTTCTTTTGCTTTTCTAATTGTTGAAGGAAACCGTCATTCTTAGAACCAACAGCAGAAGCTTTCTTTGAATATTCTGCAATTAATAAGATTCTTTCAGTGTTATATTCAGATAATAGAATATTCTGATTTTCAAAATATTGCTGATCATTCAGAATTCCTGCTTCATGATATTTCTTATTCAGATCTAATTGAGCTTGTAATTCTTTATCAAGAACCTGATACTGAGCATCAAATTCTGATTTAAGAGTCTTAACTTCAGCAGAAGATTTAGCACCTTCTTTCTTAGACAGTTTCTCTTGTAACTTATTATAATCAACAAGATACCCAGCTTTAAGCTTCATAGCTTGGGCATAAACTTCAGGCATAGATTCAATCTTGTCAAATTCTAAACCATAAGTTTCTTCAATTTTACTTTTAAAGTAATCATTGAAAGACATTGTTTCACGCTTTTTACCTTCAGCTACGTCTCTTGCCTTTTTAAGTTCTTTAGATCCAAGTTGAAGGTAATTTGAAGCGGCAGATGAATCAGCTTTGATTTTAGAATCAGCTTGTTCTTTATTTAACTTTTCAGTAAGTCTTGCAACTTCAGCTTGCATTTGTCCAATCTTTTCTGCTTGAAGATTGTCAGGAATCCAGTCTTGTTTAAGTCTGTTAAGTTCTTTAAGAGTTTCAACTAATTTTGTAGAGGTTGGAATAGGTGCAAAAGCTTCTTTAATCCAATCACCGACTGAACTAAACATAGATTTCATTCCCATCCACATGGTAAACAGAGTGCCCCATTCACCTTTAATATCTTCAACAGCATCTGCTTGAGACTTAGCAAGTAAATTAGTAGCAAGAGTAAGAGCTTCTGAAGCTTTACCAGCTTCTTTAAGAGCTTCGACTTGTGCTATTGCAGCAAGAGGAATGTTTCCCATTGCTTTATTTAATTTATACAAAGCTTCAACTGGATCTTTTTCAAGATCTTTGAACATCTTTACAGTATCACTTAAAGAAGTACCTGTAACTTTACTGTAGTCAGAAATTGATTTAGCTGACAATGCAAATTGTTCACGAGTAAAACCACCAACTTTAGCCATTTCAATCATCACATCAACAGCTTTCGATTGAGAAATACCATTAAGTGACTTGGCATATTCATATGCCTGAGATGCATTAAACCCGAAACTTGCACCAGTAGTATGTAAAGATTTTTCTAACGCATCTTGTTGATCGAAAGCTGATTTAAAAGCAATTCCAATTGCAATTAAAGATGCTGCGGAAGCTGCTAATGCAATGGCAAAAGGCCCTGCAAGATAAGCACCAAATTTACTGATCAATGGAATAGTTGGACCAGCTTCAGAAGCTACACCCTCTAAACTCTTCTTGAAACTTTCAGCAGCAACTTTACCTTGAGTAAAACCAATAACAGCAGTTGTCATTCCTGCAGATAACTTACCAACAGAAGCACCTGCGGCTTTACCCATGTCTAAGAAAATACCTTGAACAAGTCCAAACATACCAAGAAGAGTACCTTTTACACTTCCAGCCATTTGAACCATACTTTCACGCATGACTTTAGACATATCTTGCGAAGCAACACCCATTTGTCCAAACATATCTCGTAATTGACCACCTTGTTGTAACATAACAGTCATAGGTGATTGTCCAGTACTAAGACCAACTACAATGTCAGTAATCTGAGGTGCAACTGCACGAGCTACATAATCCATCTTGTCTTTAGTCTGCTTTACAGCTAAAGTAGTTTGAGCATCACCAAATTGCTTAAGTAATCTTTCCTGTTCAGAAACAGATAGTCCAAGTTTCTTTAGGCTCTGTTCAAACTTAAATGCAGCATTAGCAGCACCTTTACCCATCCCCTCTTCAACAAGACTAAGTTGATAATCTAACTTCTCAAGAGTTCCATAAACATAAGTTTGAGCAGCAGCTAATTCCTTAGCTCTCCTGATTTCTGCATTACCTCTAGCTTTAGATGCTGACTCATTAGCAATAGCTTCTGCTTCAATTTTTCTAAGAATAGAAGCATTTGATTTATAAGTCTCAGCTAGTTTTGTTCTATCTGCTAAAGCTTGTTTAGCAGTAACAACTCCATCTCTTTCTTGTTGATTTACACGCTCAAGATCACGAGCATAATCAACAACTTCTTTACGAGTGAGGTCTATATTCTCAGCTTGTAACTTCTCAACTAGAATAAGTTCTTCAACTTGCTTCTTTAATCTATATGCACCCGAGGTACTCTTATCAAAAGTATTTACGCCGGACATTCTGTTAAGATCTTCAAAGGCTCCTTTAGCCTTGTTAATCTCATCAATAGATTTACCCATCAGAATTAAATTAGCCAAAGCTGCTGCTTGGGATTTACTAAAACCATCTGCTTGAATCTTTAAACCATCAGCAAGGGCAATTGACTCACCTCGCAACATCTTGGTAGCTAAGACTAATCTTTCAGTATAGTCTACAGACTTCTTAGTCTCTCCAGCATCAATAGAAGCCCCTGTAACGCTCCCAGAAGACATAGGAGTACCTACCCCCTTAGGCATCTTCGTTACAGCCTCTACGGCCTTATTAAGCTGGTCTACGTAGGCTTTAGCTTTGCTGATTGCATTGTCATCAATACCTACATCTACTTTTTCAGAAGAAAGAGCTTCTGTAGCTTTCTTAATGTCTGAAAAGGAACTGCTAACTTTCTTAGAATTCTTTTCAGCAGTAGTTCCAATTTGATCCATTACTTCAATAACTTTAAGTAGATCACTAGTATCTGCTTTGAATCCAATACTTTGTAATTCTAGAGTCATATTATTATCCTTAGGTTATTCATTTAGAGAATATATTTATTCCCTAAAGGAATAATCCAATCAAACGCAAAAAAGATCCGATATATTTCTATACCGGACCTACTTATTTATTCTTTGACTTTTTCTTTTCTTCTTGTCTGGCATGTTCCTGCATAAATAAGTTATCAAATAACTTGATTACAGAAATATGCCAAGGTGCTGGAGTTACACCCATTAAATCAAAATAACTCTTGATTTCCGTATAGGATAGACAATTAATAGAAAATCCAGCTTGTCTTGCATTATGCAATTGAAGAAAATCATGCCAACAATATGTAAATACAGATGGTAATTCTGGAGGGTCATCCAATTCCTTTGGGGAACTAGGAGAATCAAACCATGAAGAAGACACAGATTCTGCAACCTTCTTCAAGTGTTCCCTTAATGTTTTACCATCTTGTTGAATCTCTTGCATAGAAAATTCATATTTAGCAAACTCAATTGCTAACTCTAAATCCTCATCCAAGAAAGTTCAATTGCTCAGAAGCTTCCTCCTGAATCTGTTCACGAATCCAAGAATGTTCAGTAAGAAGACGAGTTGCATTTTCTTTTGTAAAAGGAACTGGTTTACCATCTTCTTCAATACCATTCCAATCAATAATACGCACAACAGCCGCCTCAACTGCCATTTCTTCTGCTTCTTCAAGAGTGACATCGTTACCCTTGCGCTTACTGTTATTTCGAGTCTGAATCTCATCAAACTTCTTACGGATATAAGCCTTTACGACCTTAGACTGATCACCACGTACAGTTACAAACGCACCAGTCTTTTCATTAGACCCTGGGAGACGTAATTCAAACTCATAACCAGCTTCAGCAATTTCAGAAAGATTCTTCTTCTTAAGATCAAAACCCATTGTTTTCTCCTTTTCATGTTAATAAAAATGTAGTATAAATACTACTCATCCATAATTGTCATTATGCCATGAAAAATATATAAAGTCAATGATTATACAATAATTTTAGCTAATAAAAAACCTCCCAAGGTTTTATCCAAGGGAGGTTTAGTTTTTAGATCGTTGTATCGTTTACAAGGATTGTACTATTTACAAGTCCACCAGAAACATCTGAGTTAAGCAGAGCTACGAAGCTGTGTTGTTGAACAATACCAAGTTCAGCATCTTGCTTATCAGCAGAACCAATCTTCACGCGAGGAAGAACAAACGAAAGCACACTACCTGTCTTAGTACTGTCTGTCGTAAGAGCTACTACAAGTGAAATTGGAGTTTCAGAGTTGAAGTAATCACGGTACGTTGCATCTTGGTAGTAAGTACTGAAATTACCAGTAACCTTGATACGACCAGTGAACACGTCAGCAGCAAAGTTACTACCAACAACGTTAGCCGATTCAAGAGCACGTTCAACAGAGAAGTCCATTGAAGTAATAAGAGCAACTGGCACACCACCAACAAGCATCACACCCTGAACAGCAGCGAAGATACCGTTAGTACCAGCAACAGTAGGAGTTGTGTAATACTGAGAAGTTCCAGTTTGTTCCAGGTTCTTACCAAGGAATGTGAAGTCAGTAGTAACAAGCCCAGTCGCTGGAAGCTGGACATTCATTGTCCCAACTTTAAGACCCGTATACACTTCAGATTGTGCAATGTCAGAATACCATTCTTCAACAGTATAAGAATCATCAGTATGTCCAGATTGAGGAACATAAGTGACCTTACCTTGAACTGTTGCAGTTACAGTAGCAATTGGACCTTCAGCAACAAGGTTAGTACTTGACAACACCTTAACCGTAAGCACTGTAGCTGTCATAGAAGCAACAAGCACATTGTTAGACTGGTTAGCTACGTTAAGACCTGCACCTGTAAGACGCAGAACCATGCCAACCATAACACCATCAGACAACCATGATCCAGCACTACGAGTAATAGTGAAAAGACTGCCCGAAGTCGCAACAGTTACTGAAAGACCCGTAATCGCAGTAACAGCCGTGAAATCACGAGCAATAACTGATTGCATGAAATCTGAGTAAGACCCTGGCGACAACTCTCCATTAAGACTACCATTAACACTACGAATACCATGACGCATGTCAGCAGTCTGGAAGTCAGTACGAATTTCAGCAGATTCGTAAGTGTCTTTCACAAGGTTAAAGTTCGACGTTACACGACGAATATACTTAGCACCGGAATTACCTGCAAGAGTACCCCACGCACTTTCTTTCTTATAGGCAACCTTTTTCGATACACCCTTTGCTACAGCCATATTATTTCTCCATTATAAAATTACATAAAGTAAGCTTGATCAAGGACAAGCGCCTTTGTTTAAGAGTACACCTCTGACATTACAGAAATTAAAATAGGGATAATAATCCTACCTTCAGAAATAACCGATCCTGCAATCTTGGGAGTTCTAAGAAAATGAAGAGTTACATCCTCTTCTGTTAATGTAAGACCTTTATGAAAATGATCTCTAATTAATTCAGCACGTTCAAGTGCATCAGTAGTACCTTTGTTATAAGGTCCAATCACAAAGACTTGAAAATCAAATCTTTCTCTAAAATAACCTGTACCAAATACAGGATCATCAGGAGACTGAATAACAAATTGACAACTTTCATACATTCCAGTAGGAGGTGTAAATACAACCCCTTCATACGCAATTGGTAATGTTGGTGTCAAAGTAGATAAATGCTTTTCACATGCTCTTTTACTTTTAATTAATGATCGCATTTAATCCTCACTGTTCAACATAATAATCAAGAAGATTATTTTTATAGATTGTTTCAATCTGAGAAATGGTAGGAGCCATGACACCATTTGGAGCTTGATTTGAATATCCAGATTCGATTGATCTCATCCAAGGTAACGTAACTCCTTCATTCGCCATGTACGGAATATTATTCACAACCAGAACTGTTTCTCCAAGTCTATATTTAGAACTTGCAACATCAGCATATTCTTTAACATCAAAAGCTTGTTCAGACCTTGCTGGATATGTTTTTCTAAGACCAGCAGAAGATCCTGTTAGGAATTGACCAGTAACAACTTGCCAGCCACCTTTAGCATGTCCAGGTTCAGGATATAATCCAGCATACAATCTGGATTTCATATGGTATAACTCATTATCTGTACCATATGGAGTATTATCAATAGCCTGTACTGTAATATTGTAAATAAAACCTTCAACAACAGATTCTAAACCTCTTGTCATCTTAAGTTTAACTTCTTCCAGTGAAGATCTAAATGCTGACAAGTCTGCTTTAATCATAGTCAACCTTTAATCGTTAAAACCCTGTAAAGGATGACTTCACCTTGAGCAAAATGACTTTGAATAGATTGCACAATATACTCACCTGAGTTATATACAACAATGTCAGATAACTTAGGGACAAAGGAATTCTCAGCAGTGAAGTAAAACAGCACACCTTCTTTTCCAATTAAGTCTGGATGGTTAAATACAGTAAACTTAATGTGCTTAGGATAAGCCTTCAGAGTAATTGAAGACTCTGTTGAAGTAACTGCACCAGTTGCTGGATTATAACTTCCAGTTGAAACTGTTTTATAAGTTACTGAAGTTCCATTTCTGGTTATTGCACTAATAGATGCTTTAGCAAACTGATTCATGACAACCTCAGAAAATAAAATAACTTGAAGGTTTCTGCTCAGACTCAGTTGGAGGCTGAATATTGTTAGTATTCAAATCATCAATATTAGCTTGAAATTCATCAAGAAATACTCCTCCTACCCATCCCTGACAATTCTGTAAAATAGGATTATTGTAAGGGTCTTTAATATAAAGAAGTAAAGCCTGACGATACTGTTCAGCAACAGAAGAACCTTTGATTGTGAAAATATCTACAGTTTCATTCCCTCTTTGAGATAACTGCATTAAAGCCATTCTGGCGGCATCCATTGATGCTCTAGTAATTATATTAGAATGCTTTTCAAGCAAATAAGTATAAGTTGCATCAGATAAAATTGGGAATGTAACATCAACATCCTGAATTTCCATTCTGACTTTTTCAATATCAGTTAATGCCATATTAGTTACCTTTCTCTTATTTAAGAATACACGAAATGAATACTCTTAAATAAGAAAGCCCCGAAGGGCTTTCCTTTGTTAGCTATAAAATTCTTCTAAGCAAGCTTTTAGTTTCTCTTTAGCTTCTTGTTCAGTCACAAAGAATCCAACATTTTTTCTTGTACCATCAGGTAGACTCAGACGGGCACGATATTTACCAGTCTTTTTATCAAACGATACACCACCTCGGCCAGGTTTATATGGGATGATAGCCCTACACTCCGTCTTGTTTGGTCTATCACCATACCACTCTTCAGAGATGTTGTCATAATAAGTGGCAGCATCTAGTTCAAGCAAATGAATTGAGCGATGCTTTACACCTTCACGCATGATTTGGACAACCCACTTTTCTTTTTGTAGGGATACTCCAATATAGTCAGAAGTGATACTGTCAGACTTTTTACTCTTATTGTGATTTTGCACAGACCTTTTTGCCCAACGACAATTCTCTTTAGTATAATTACCCTTGTAGTCAATTCTATCTAAAGTATAATCACGAGAAGGTCTTTCACCAAGGTCCTCTTTAAATTTAAAGAAGCCGTGTGGACGAACTTTCCATTCGTCACAAATAGTGACATTCATGTAATTTGGCTCTTTACCACATCGACTAAACATACCATTCCAACTATCATACGTCAAACGGTTTTCTTTGACATTGATAGATGTTTGAGAATTCCTTCGTTGTTCACCTGAACAAATTCGACACTGTATAGACATACCTTGTAATATGTTATTTCGGGAAGCAACATGGTAACCCCCGCAATCACAAATACAAACATACTGTCTAAAACTCTTAATCGGAGCAGTTTCCCCAAGAATTAAGAGTTTCCCATACTTATTACCAATTTCATCACTAATCAAGATTTCCCCCCAAAAGTTACTTACAGAATACAGTCTAGCACTGTAGACCACAAGAAGCAAGTAACTTTGGAAGAAAAGTTGTAAATCAGTTTGAAGAGAAACAACGGATAATTGCTTGAGGACGACGAACCATGTTAATGAAATTCGATTCCGATTCAAGTTCAATCTTTGTGTTCTTAGCATCACGGTAAGTCCAGACATAAGCCTGTTCACCGATAGTGTTCACAAGATCAAACTTTGCAGCAGGGCTGAACAGAGTCTTGAAAGTATCAACAGTTCCAGTAGGAATCATGCGAGCTTCATCCGTAGGGATAAGAGCATTTCCACCAATAGAACCACGATATTCAATGAAACGAACACCTGCATGATCAAAGATCTGATAGCGACCAGAACGATAACCATTACGTTGACCTTCTTGTGTAGAAGAGTAGAACTTGTAAGCTTCCTTCACATTAGCTTGACGAACAAGCTTGTTGAAGAAGTTAGTACCACACAACACAACCACTCCAGAAACAACTTCACCAGAAAGCAGGTTGTCTTGAATATGAGCAACACCTTCTTGAATCTTTTCATTCACTTCAGTAGTTGCAGTACCAAGCACAAAGTCCACTTCCTTACGGGTAATACCGAAAGTTGTGTAGAAGTTTTCAGACACAGTACCATTAGGCGACCATTGCGTACCATTCACCAGAGTACTAGCACGAGCCAGTTCAAGGGTTTGAGCATGAGCCATACGAATACGCGAAAGCTTATCAGCAATAGCACGAGCTTCGGTATCAGGCTGATCTGCTGTACCATATGCACGACGACCTTGAAGCTCATGAGCAAACAAAGCATCATCATATGGGTGGTGAGTCGTTGTGAAAGCACGAAGAGTCGAAACTTCATCCTTACCAACTTGAGCACGAGTACCACGCTTTTGGTCACCAACCACAGCGATTGTACCACCCTTAGACTCAAGGGTTACTGTATTTTGAGTAATACCTTCTTCGGTGAAGATACCAAGCTCATTAATAAGACCCCATGTATTAGGGATGATGTTCAGTTCTTGAGTAAAATCAGTAACTTCAAACTGATTAGAAAAACTACGAGTTGCAGTCATTTATTATTCTCCCTTATTAGATTACGTCTTGTACCAGAATACCAAGAGCCTTGAGACTGTCATAAACAGCAGTCTTTTCGCCATCAGTGTCAACGGTAGAACCAAGCGTAAGGTTTTGCTTTGCAACAGTAGCTGGGCCACGCACAAGAGCAAGAACTGGAGTGTCAGTAGTAGCAGCAACAGCCTTGTCTTCAACAACGACAGCAGCAGCATTCTGCGAACCATCAACAGCAGTTGCTTCACAAATCTTGAACTTACCCGAAGCAGTAATCTTACCCAGAACCGTACCAACGACATAAGTCTTAGCACCAGATTCAAGAGCAGTCACATTATCCACGCAATAACCAATCGAAGGTTCGTATTCATGCTTCACAACATGACCCTTACGGAAGGTATCTGTACCAATAGTTACAGCCATATTTTTCTCCTAATTAAAAATTATTTAGATCCAGCCGCAACACGAGCCTTAACCAGCTTTGCTACCGCAGATTCTTGAACAGGTTCTTCCTGAATATCACCAGAAGCACCTTGTTCTTGGAACAGAGCAGACTTCTCTACCTTTTCTTGAAGATCACCCAAAGTCTTTACAACTTCAGCAAAATCTTCATCACTTTCAACCAAACCAACAGCTTTGAAGACTACAGTAGCAATACTTTCATCCTTAAGTGCAGTCACAACTTGATTAAAACGCGACTTGCGCACAGCTTCTTTCTGAGCAGCTTGCAGAACTTCAAGATCTGCGAGAGCCTTCTGAAGTGCAACTTCCTTGTCATCAAGTGCTTTTTGAATTGTTTCAAATTGGCTCTTGGTAACGGTTTCTACATTTTCTGACATAGTAGTTTCCTTATTGTTAACAGAACCAGAAACAGGTTCAGTAATTTCTTTTTGTTTCATAATAGATTCAAGATATTCTTGATCCTTAAGCAACACCAAATGTTCTTCTTCAGTCAAAGCCATCAAAGTTTTAGCTAAATTAGCCCCATCATTGACAGACTTCAAAATCTTAAAAGAACTGATTTTTTCTTGAAGATAGTCATCGTAAGTTTTCTCAGACTCATCTTCAGACTCTTCTTCAACATAACCCATCAGACTTGCCAAAATCTCAGCTTCTTCGTACCACATACCAAAGAACTTCTGAAGAAACTCAGGAATCTCCATAGTCACTTGGATTTGTTGTGCCTTCTTAATAAAATCTTCTGAACGATTAGTTCCTACTGATTTAAAGAGAACAGTAGTCATTCCATTTGCAGCTCCGCCGACTGAAGGACCAACCAACGCTACAGCAGAATCTGGAGCAGAGAAGTCGAATGATTTAAGTTTTCTAGTAGCTTTTGTCTTAGTTTTTGCTTCCATTCATTACTCCGTTATATCTTCATAAACAGCATTGCACTGAATAGAAAGACCGTTAAAAGTCCCATCTTTAATACCCTGCCAAATCCAATCTTCTTTAGCTTTAACAACAGCTAACCAGCTTCCAGCCTTAATAACTTTTCCGTTAATTTCAGCTTCAACTGGAAGAATATAACTCTCTACAAATTCATATGAATCAGTATCAAGCATATGTAAAAGATTTGCTTTTCTACATTGAGTATTAAAATCATGACAAGCTTGTTCAACTGCATCAGCAGAATAAGTGTCACCGTGTAAGTCTGTAGTCAAACCATCCTCTTCCTGAGGTTCTAATACTACAAAGGTAGCTAAACGTTTTTCTTCATTCAAGGATTTAATCACCTGAACTGTATTTATAATTTGTTGCATTTAATACCTTACATTAAAGTAAATTATATCATAAAGTACTAATATAATCCAGTATTTTCTAACAATATTGACAGAAAATTTGAAATTTAGTACAATCAAGGCTTCTTAACACTAGGAGAACCAATGTCTAATCACATTAAATTAGTATTCATTAAGACAGATTCTTTTCTTGATATTTCATACTATCGAGTTAAAATCAAGTATTGGGATGGAGAAGAAGTTATCAAAGAAAACTGCTCATCCTTTACATTCGGTGATGTACTAATCCCAGTACTTAAAAACATTGATGACATGAATATCCAAGCTTCAATCTCAATTCACATTGAAAACAACGAAGAGGTGAAGCAAAAAATGAAGTATCTTACTGATCAAATTACTTTGAAAAAGCCTAAATACAACATCAGAAATGAGATCACCTCTTCCCCAAAAGAAGCCGACTGGATTAAAGACTTTATCAATCAGTACAATATTGAAGTGTTTTAAATTTCAATCAACCAAAAGATCGAATCCGCTACAGAGTTCTGAATCTCAACATAAATGTTGGTAGAATCAACAGTAAGTTTACTTGGTTTAGAAAGTGGAGTACCAGAAATGCCAAGTGGGGTAATTTTTGGATTACCATAGGCTGTTCTAGCAATAGTGAACTTACTGTAATTATCAGCCGCTTGAATAGGATAAGAGCCTGCGTCAGAAATTGTTTTTCTAGCAGCACCATCGCTAAACTTCATACCGCTATTTTGAGCATCACCAACCATTCCCACAAGAATTTTCTTCGATGTGGTAAGTGGTAAATTATCCAATGATGCAACAAAAATACCAGCATCATTAGACAATGCTGTAAATGAGATATTCTGATATGATACAGGAAAAGTAGTTGCCGCTGCATGGAACATCGCCACCATTTTAGGGGTGTTAATCCATGCTCTTTGTTTTCTACTTGATACTCCCCATTCTCTGAATCTACCCTCCGTAACATTCAAGCCTTCACACCATGTTCCAGCACTTGGCGTCACGTTAGAAAGCCCTGAAGGTAAAGCACTTCCCCAACCAGATGTAATCTGAACAGTTGTAGCATCTAAAACAGTCACAGACATTGTAGAAGCACGTTGTCCAGTTCCAGGCCATGAACCGCCTGTACCACCTGTACCAGTTAAGTTATTCAAGAAGAACTCATCACCAGTTACAAGACCATGATTACCTGTTGATCCACCATTTGCACCGAGTACAAAAATAGGCTGAATAGTAGTTGCTGTTGCACCTAAAACTGTTCCAGTAGTATAAACAGATAAAATGTTACCATTATTCTGATTCATGGACTGAAAGTGTTCAGCAGCTTCAGTATACGTTCCACTGGTGAAACCAGATGTTCCAGTTAAATTTAAACCAGATGTAACCTGAACATGAGTAGAGTCAATTACAGTAACAGTACATGCAATGGTAGATTGACTTGTTCCCGGCCATGTTCCACCTGATCCTGCTAAATTAGTAATGAAGATCTTATCCCCTGTCACAGTATTAGCATAAAGTGGAGTTGATAATGTAAGGATAGGTTGAGTAGCTGTTGCAGTCACTCCAGAATAAGAACCTGAAATAATTACAGCACTCACGTTCTTAGTTGGAAGAAAGTCTCCAAGGAATTGCTTATATGTGCGAGCAAGGTTGATTGATGCATAATCATCATTCGTAGCCTCAATATTAGTGTCATACACAACATTACAGCGATTCACCAAACCAGCGTACATCATTGGGCGTTGTAAACCACCATGTAATCTCGCTGCACGCGATGCTGTTCTAGTAATCGAACCTCCAGAGGACACCCAACCAAACGACTTCTGATTGATGGTGTAATCATTTTTAGATGATTGGCGCGTCAACACCCCACCTTGTTGGAGAATAGCAACCATTACAGCAGTAAAGTGAGCTACTGGGTCACCATGACCTGCATATGGATAAGTTCTTCCAAACCTTTGGGCTGCTGTTGCATTTGATAACAACTTATAATCCTTCTCCCAAAAACGACCTTGGCAGAAGAAGCTTACTCCAGATGCGTTGTTCTGTACTTGTGCAGCAATCCAAATAGGGAACTGTGCTCGATATTTAGCCCATGATGGAAATCCATATTCACCATACCAAGAAGGTTTTCCTCCAACATTCCATACACCTGTACTAAATGCAGACCTATTTGAAGAATGCCACAATGGGACATTATCCTTCGATAAAGCTGAACCAACATTCAAACCATTATCAGCAAGCATAGGATATGCGTGCAAGTTCATTACACTATTGGAACTTTGGCTACTGATACCACGATAAGCAAGCAAAGAATGATTAGCTGTAGTGTACTGAGATAACAGACAATTTAAACCAAGTGAAGTTGCAGTTGATGTATAAAATGAAGACAAATTATCATCAAGATAAGTTGCATACATTCCAATATCAATAGACAAATTAGTACTAGGAGCAGAACCAGAAAGGCTGTTGTTAGGGATTGAAGCTGCAGCGGCAGCAGCAAAATCTGCATGAGCAGTCCCCCATGAAGTGTTCAATGCTGCAATATCTGCATATCCATGTAATTGAGCAGGGTCAGCCAACCATTCACCCCAAGTTTTGCCCGCAGCAGTAGCACCAACATCACGAGTGATAAACGAAATTGGGAAATGATTAGCTGATCCGTCTACTGATGCAAGATAATTGATATCTGTCTCATTGAATAATTCAATCATCAATGTCGCAGAATCAGTAAGAATATTCGTACCAGTGTAAGTGTTTACACGATTATAAATAGCATTCAAACCTGCTAACCAATGATCACGCACATTCTGATGAGTATAAATTCGAGTTTTATATCCACCATCTGAGTGACTGATAGCAAAACGATCACTTGCACCATCCATATCTTTACCAAGCCACCAATTCATTGGGTTATGAATCCAATATAAACCAAGGCGTTTGGCTTCAGATAATACAAAGTCAAAACGATCAAGAACTGACTGGTTTAATTTCCACTCACCATCCTGTCCGGACATTAAAAGATTTTCAATTCCATGAATACGCAATGCATTGTAACCTGATCTGACTAAATGCTCAATTGCTTGAGTAATTTCTGAATTAGTTGATGGAATGAAATTGAAACCGCTATCTGCAGCCCAGGTGGCAACGTTAAAACGTACAACTACACCATTCTCTACTAAATTGTCTCCAGAAACTGTAACCCTGCCTTTGCTTCCAGCAGGTACAGCAGTAGTTCTTAAACTTGTAAAGTCTAACGGACTTCCAGCAACTACATGCAACTGCTGATCTTCTTGAACAAACCAATCTCCACTGGAAGTCACCTTAGGAGAACGAGTTGGAACAGCCGTTGATAACATTTTTACAGTATCAGGGTTCAAGTTTACTTTATCAGTTGTAGAATCATAAACTCCAGCAACTGCTCGTGACAGATCAACAATAGAAGAATCTCCACCTGAGAATTCAACACTAAGTTTACCATCAATACCAAGTCTTGTTTCACTTACATTTGGCATATTATTATCCTTATATTAAAGAGAGTAAGTTGAACCTGAAGCTCTACTCTTCACAAAGATCAGGCAACGACCAACATCCATATCCAATGCTGTTCCTCCGTTTGCATTAATCAGAATTTTTGCTGAAAGTTCATTAACTGCTCCAGCAGGCATAATGAGATCAGGTGTTTCAAACACAACAGTATTTGTAGGTAAATTATTATGACCCGCAGTTGATTGATTCCAAGCTGAACCAACAGTATAAGAAACTCCAGCAGTAGCAAACTTAAGAGTATAGTTACCTTTCTGTGATGCAGCATTAGGGAATCTAAATTCAACACGTAGGCGCACTTTATCTCCTGCAAAAGCAAGAGCTTGAGCGATCCATGTTACAGAGCCATCCGTCACTGTTTGACCAGCTTTAGTAGGCCATGTCGGTTGTGTACTACCTGTACTTCCTGATGAAGCTACAGCAAAATAAATAAATCCATTTGCAACAGTTGGTACAACCGCATTGCCAACTGATTTAGCAGTAGTTGCAGTCCATGTTGTATTCCCACCAGCACCATATTTTAAAAACTGAACTAAACCAACACTAGAAACACCAGAAGCTGCATTAACTCTTGACCAAGATCCTCTTACACCATCAGTACGAGCAACTACTGACCAAGTACCATTTGTAGCACCTTGATATTCATTAGAAGCTAACCAGCCTGAAGTTACTGAACCCCCATTAATACCACCAGTTCCATTACCAAAATAACCCGAGCTAGTCCCTCCACCTAAACCTGCACCTTTACTAGAAGGAGTAACAAGCAAGTTACGATAATCTTCATAATTACCAAAACCAGAACGTCTTACAAACCCTGCCCCAGACAATTTAGAATATGCCATAGGGAGAATAAGATTTACACCATAATCATTTGGGTGCAAATTATCTGATGTAGCATTAGCAGCAGGTTGTCCATTACTAGGATCAGTATAAGATGAATATGCATCAATTACAATCAGATTTGGATATAATCTTTCCGCTACAGTAGTAAGCCATTCATACACAGCATGAAGTTCAGAACGCTTTGCATAAGTATCAAAATACCCAGTAAGAGTTGCAGACACATTAGTTGCATGAATAACTTTACAATTCATCTTAGCTGCTTGACTATAAACCGTTTTCAAGTTATTAATAATTGTAGCAGAAGAAACTCCAGTTGCAATATCATTTGTATAACCACAAAAAATCATAATTACTTTAGGAGAATATGCTTTTGCAGTAGTAATCTGAGGAAGCCATTGTGTAGTTGTATAACCAGATACACCAAGATCGGCTACAATATCAAATGGAGAACCAAGCCACCCATTTAAAGTAGTAAATAACCCTGAGGCATTGTGCGTACTTTGAGTTGCAGTCTGTGTCCACTCTTGCGCTGCAAAACTATCACCAACAATTACTGAAGTTAAAGATCCTCCAGTTTCACCAAAACCACTACCAGCCAAAGCTGATGCAGTATAATCATTTAAAAGACCTGAAGATCTATCTACACCGAGAGTAGTAGTCAAATCCCTTGTTTCAGTACTACCGTCATTTAACTCAACTGACAATGTACCATCAATACCAAACTTAATTTCACTTACAGACATAATTTACCTTTATTAACTTGCATTATCTGCATTATTTGAAGAATTATCCGTACCAGCAACATTGTCACTTGTACCATTACCAGAACCCTTAGACATCCCATCACCAGACCTAGATGTTATATCACTAAGTAAAGATTCAAAATCTGTTCCCTCAGGAAGTTCATCTGTACCTAATACATTTCTAATCTTATTAATAGTGTCAAGATCCTTAGTCAAGAATCCTACTGAAGCAATACGTTGAATTGCCTTAGAGAATGTTTCAGCATCTACACTATCAATGTTTTCATAGTCAATTACACAAGCTCTTGAAGCATCCCAACCATTCAATTCGTAAGTCTGGCGGATCAGATCTTTATTGATTACATCCCTAATAGTGGAAATAAAAGATTCAGCAGCAGTACCTGTAAGACTATTTTTAATCTGACCAAGTGCAAAACTACCTGTAGTACTTTGACCCATGATTAGAATATCCGCGAATAATGAAGTAAGGATTAAATTTTTATAGTATTCTTTAATCTTTACTGTGTCAAAGCCCTTTTGACCAGAGACGCTTAAAAGCTCCATCTTGAACAAAGGCTGCTTTGTATCAGGATCGAATGCTTGTGGAAGAATCATAGCAGACTGCTGATTCATTTGAAGATTAGCCATAGACTGCTCATAGTATGTACGAATAGTCTTCTGTTCTGGTGTGGCATCTGATGCTAAGTACTGAGGTGGCAGGTACAGAACCGGAAATCCTTGCAAATCCTTAGTAACTCCAGTAGCTTCAATTTCTTCCAAAGCCATCAAGTATCTCCATGCTAGATAAGCATCACGCAAGGGACTCTTACCAAATGGATCACCTCTATGACGACCAGTTCTAAAGAGAAGAACTTTAGAAATTGGAAAAGCAACTTCAGTCTTATTCTTGTAGCGATTCATTGGATCTTGTAAAGCAGAAACATTCTGTTTAACACCAACTAAGTCATTACCATCATCAGAATAAAGAAACTTAGCAATACTTTCCTGACAACGAATTGGAATCTTTTTCCAACCAATTTTACCATCATTATACTTACTACCATTAGAAGAAAATCGTCTACGGTAGACTTTTTCATGCACAGAAAAACCAAAAGTGGTCATACTTAAAGCTTCTTGAATAAATTCAGACCAAGAATGTTCCAT